CGATTCGATGCGTATCTCTGGTGCGGTCATCAGCAGCAGCCAGCCACTCGCGGGACAATGGCAAGCCAGTCTGCTTTGCGGCCTCCTGGGAGCCGTAATTAGCAGCGCCGTGCGTCTCTGTGCGGGCAATCACGTTCGCCCGGGTCGAGGACAGGGAAGGCACCAGATCGAGGATGGCATCGGCAACCCCGCGCTGTCCAAGGCCTTCGCGATAGCCGCGATCCACGGCATTGACAATCTGGCGGCGGGTTGTTTCCGTCACCTCGGTGATGCGGCGGCGGATCATCTCCTGCTGGACATAGCGCAGCGCCAGCCGCGTCATGATCTGGGCAAAGGATTCCTTCGTCTCCAGCGGCAGGCCGTGCGCCTTGCCTTGGTCGAGAATGCGAAGCCCGAATTGCGTGATCGACGCCATCGCCATCTGGCGATAGGTCGCCTCGATGCGGTCATGGAATCCGCGCGGTAAAGTCACCTGATTGGTCTGGAGCCACATCTCCACCATGTCTTTCATGGCGGTGGCGATCTCGCGTTGCAGGCGGGCGCGGAATTGAACCGTCAGGCGGTCGAGCAAGGCGACCTGACGGCGATGCTCCCGGCGCTTGTTATTATCGATTAGGCGTCGTGCCATAGGCCACAGCTTTCATTTCCTCGACTGTCATGTCAACTGAGGTGTCTCCTGCCATGCCGAGGGGAATCTCGGCACTGGACACAAACAACGTATCGCCTCCGTCAATCGGCCCATATCCCTTCAACGCGCGGCGTTCATTGATAGTGAGGTCCTGTGACTGATCAGCCATCTGCCACATCGAAAGCCGCTTCTCGGCAATGGCCGGGATGCTGTCGATGTCAGGTTTGATCTCGACACCGTAGATCGAGCCGAGCCAATTGTTCCAATCGTTCACGATCATCTGGAGCAACGGCAATGCCGTGTCTTCCCAGAACGCCAGACGGGCCTCAGCATAGTTGGAATAGGTGTTGTCACCAGGAATGCCGAGCAACTGCGGCGGCACTCCGAAGGCTAGGGCAACGTCACGGGCCGAGGAGAACTTGACATCGATGATGCCCATATCGGTCGGGCTTAGGCCCATCTGCTGCCAGTCAAGGCCACCTTCGAGGAGCATCGGGCGACCGGCGTTGGAGGAGCCAGAGTATTGTTCCTCGATCTGGGCCTTGAGGCGGTTGAAGTTCTCGTCTGATAGCGTTCCGGAATCCTTGACGGTCAATGCACCGGAAGGCCGAGCCGAGTTCTGGAGCAAGGCTTGCATCCAGTTCATGGCTTCGTTGTTCTGGTCGATTGCGTAGGAACCCGCCTCGATTGGACTCATGCCGTACCAATCGTTGAGCGGATTGAATAGCTTCAAGTGCCGCACATCGCAGGTGAGCGTGCGCGGGTCCATCTCCCACCGCACCTTGTTCTGGCCGAGCGTATATTCGTATGCAGATGGGATGCCGTTGGATGACGGAACAATCTTCATGCGGTCTGGTCGAAGCTGATAGAGTTCCTTGACCTCGCGGCCCACCATGAACCGCTCTTCGTAGCCGTTGCCCGCGATCATCAGGAACGACACCTTGGCGCGAACGTAATCGGAATAGGACTGAAGCGGATTCGGGCGCTCGAGCAGGGTGATCAGCGGATGATCGACCAGTTCCGTATCGCCACGGTAGACGCCAAGATTGACGGATGCGATTGCATCAGCGATCCGGTTGATGGCCTGATATGCCACCACGTTCTTGCCATAGGCTTCCTTGGCAAAGGATTCGTAGTTTCGTGGAGACCACACGGCTTGGCCGGGATTGATCACCATCAGTTTGGCGGCAGCGGATTCCTTGCGCTCTTGCGGGCGGCGGAAACGGTCAAAAAGTCCCATCTAGAACCTCACAAGGCGCGAACCGCAGGAGCAGACTGCGGCGCGGTCATATCGGAAATTGCACTCATTGCGGCGTCTATCATATCATCATGTGTGCCGTTGGGAAAGACCGAGGCCTCGGACATGAAATCGGCCAGGTGATCAATGTTGGACATGATGTAGACATTGCCGGATTGGACGTAGGGCGCGGCATCGAATGCGCGTGTCACTTTGTCGGTGTTGCGCTGAATCGGGATGATCGGAATGCCCTCGCGTTTCAGCTTCTGGATCAGGCCGGTGCCGCTTACCTTGTCTTCGACCTTGATGGCTCGAAGCGGCCCATGATACGGCTGGGAATGATGCTTCTGCCAAAACGCGCGGGCCATCGTCTCAAGTTCTGGAGCCTCCCACTTGCCGCGTGCCATATCGAGCAACACGATCTGTCCGGTTTGCGTTTGGCCCCAGCATTGGAAGACGGAATAGTCATTCTGCTCCTTTGTCTTTTGCGCGGTGTCGGCATAGATCGCCCGCCACTTGAGCGGCGGCATAGCCTCATAGAATCGCCACCATTCGTCCTTGAAGATGCCGCCGCCAAGCGGTGCGGGTCGTTGCATGTATTGGCCAGCGAAGACGTATGGACTGGATTGCTCGAGGCGGTCGAGCATCTCGGGCGGGAATTGTTCCGGCCAGAACGATGATCCATCGGGATCACGGGCAGGGATGACAAGGCTGTCCCAATGTTCACCGGAGCCGCCGCCTAGAAGCCAGCCGGAAAGATCATCTTCGTGGAGCCGCTGCATGATGACGATGATCGGAGTGTCGGTCTTGTTGAGGCGCGACTGTATCGTGGTCTGATACCAGTCGATCACGTTCTGGCGCATGATAGGCGAGGTTGCCTCACCGGCCTTGTGCGGATCATCGATGATGATGGCACCGCCGAAGCCGTCTCGCATCTTGCCAGCGCCGTAGCCGGTGATGGTTCCTTCTGCGCCGGTTGCATAGACGATGCCGCCGTGTGATGTGCGAAACTCATCCTTTGCCTTGCTATCGTCTTGAAGCGACACCCACGGAAATATCGATCGATAGGTCTCGTGCTGCATCATGGCGCGGATGTCGTATGCGTTGGATGTGGCGAGGCGCTTTGAATAGCTGGCGTGGATGAATTCGGCATCAGGCACGAGGCCGATGGTCCAGGCGATGAATGCCTTGACGGCAATCTCGGTCTTGCCGGATCGAGGCGGCACGTTGATGATGAGCCGCTTGATGCGGTGGGCGAAGACCTGCTCGAGGCTACGGCAGATTGCCCGCTGGTGCTGGTTCGGCAGCATGTCCTGATTGGTGCGGGCGCGGTAGATCGTGCGGGCGAACTTGTAGAGCCGTTGATGGTTGGCGGCTCGATGCTCACTCGGCGTCATCGTAAATCTTGTTGAGCGCAGCAAGGACGGCGGCGGCGACTGGCTCTGGCTTCAGTGATCCATCCTCGTTCGAGATGTCCACGGTTTCGCGCCAGCGTGCGCGCGTCTTGAGCCAGAAGATCATGGCAGTGGTGTCGCCAGCCTTGGCCTTGTTGAATAGCGCACCTCCGATGGTTGCGTTGGCCTTGTCCCTGGCTTGCTTCAATTCGGCGGAATAATACTTGTAAAGCGTCTCTTTGTGAATGCCGAGGATTTCGGCAATGCTCTCGTGCGTGGTGCCGACCGTTGCGTGAAGCGAGACCAGCTGGCGCTGCGCGTCTGTCGGTGCGTGAGGCTTGCGGCCTAGCTTGCCTTTGGTTTCTTCGGTCATGTCGATGCCTCGAGTTTCTTGCGTTTTTCGGCTATGGCAACGTCATACGATTCGGCGCTGTCTTTCTTCCAATCGTAGCGGTTGGAAGCGACATCCTCGAATGTCTGGCCGGTGGATTCGAGCGTTGCCTTGTGGCCGGTGAAGTCTTGCCAGCGTTTGACGATGACATCGCAATACTTGGGGTCGAGTTCCATGAGGCGGGCATAACGCCCATGCTCTTCTGCTGCGATCAGTGTGGTGCCGGAGCCGCCGAAGCTATCCAGCACAACGTCACCGCCCTTCGTGTTGTTCAGCATCTGATAGGCAAAGAGTGCGACCGGCTTCATGGTCGGATGCTCGCCGTTGCGAGATGGCTTATCGAATTCCAAGATGGTGGTCTGCTTGCGGTCGGTCGCCCAGAGATGACCGGCTCCTTCTTTCCATCCGTAGAGGCACGGCTCGTGCTTCCAGTGATAGTCTTGACGGCCCATGACCATTGTTGACTTCTTCCAAATCAAACACTGGCGCACCTTCCATCTGGCGTCTTTACAGGCACCACGGAAATTGTATCCCTCCGAATCAGCGTGCCAGATGTAAAACACAGCGCCTGGTTTCATGACGGTGTCTGCTGTCACGCACGCATCTCTCAGGAACTGACGGAATTGATCGTCGCCCATGCTGTCGTTTTGGATCGTTAGCTTTTCCTTGGTCCCGCCCTCATATGCAACGTTATAGGGTGGGTCTGTAAGCCACATATCGACCAATTGGTTTTGAACCAACGTCTGCATGGCATCCACGCTAGTGCTATCACCGCACATTAGCCGATGCTTGCCCATCAGCCAAACGTCACCCAGCACCGTCACCGGATTGGCTGGCGTTTCCGGCACCGCGTCTGGATCAGTCAGGCCCTCGGTCTTCTCCGCGAGGAAGTTCTCAAGTTCGCCGGGATCAAAACCGGTGAGGGACAGATCGAAGTCCATGCCCTGCAAGTCGCCGAGTTCAACTTTCAGCAGATCAATGTCCCATCCGGCATCGAGCGCCATCCGGTTGTCGGCAATGACATAGGCGCGCTTCTGGGCCTCCGTGAGGTGCGCCGCCTCAACGCACGGCACTTCCTTCAGCCCCAGCTTGTTCGCCGCCAGGACGCGCCCGTGGCCCGCCACGATGCCATTCTTGCCGTCCGTCACCACCGGGTTGATGAACCCGAATTCCTTGATCGATGACGCGATCTTGGTGACCTGGGCCTCGGAGTGCGTCCGGCTGTTGCGGGCGTACGGGATGAGGTCGGCGGTTGGAATCAGCTTATAGGTCAGCATTGCTGTCCTTTTTATTGTCGGTTTTTGTGACTGCCTTAACGGCAAGTTCGATATATCGCGGAATCGGCTGCTTGCCGGTTTCATAGGCTCGGAAGGTGTTGCGTGCGAGGCCGAGGGCTTCTGCTGCCTTGCGCTTCGATAGGGCGACTGAGGTGCGCCATTGGATGAGTTCGTCTGGTGTCATGCGGCGCAATATAGAGCAAAAAAAACCCCACCACAAGGGCGGGGCCAGTTTGCTGCGGCGGGAGGAGTAAACCGCAGCGGGGAGAGATTACCAATACGTCATCTTAGGCACGGTGATGCCCATGCGTCTTGCCTTTTCCCTCATCTCGCGGAAGGCCTTCAATTCGTTCTGCCGGATGCGTTCGCGGGTGACGCCATAGTCCTTGGCGATCTCTTCGAGCGTCCTTTCCGATTCGCCGGTGAGGCCGAAGCGGGCTTCGATCATGGCGCGGCGGCGTGGGTGGGTGATGGCAGCGACCAGCTTGGCGAGAAGCGGCTTGTCCACTTCCAGGCTCGATGGTGCGGCGATCTGGGCTAGTTGCTCGGCGTCGATCTCTGCCTCGATGGAGTTGCGGGCGGTTAGCAGGTCTCGCATGTGGTGCGGCCAGAGTTCTTCCGGCTCGGTGCGGAGTGCGGAGGAGATGTCCATTGCGAGTTCTGACCAGTCACCATTGGCGATGGGCTTTTCGCGGAAATTTATAATCGCGTTGATGTGTTGCGGAGACTTCCCCATGAAGCGGGAAAAATCGGCTTGTGTGGCGAACCCTGCGGCCTTGATGGCGCGAAGTAGTCTGGCATTGCGAACGGTGACTTTGACTGCGAAGTCGGTCATGGATTTTCTGCCCAAAGGCTAACGTAATAGTGTTTTCTTACAGGAACCCAGCCATATTGATTGCTGTATCTGGCACGTCCTATTGGTTGATCACACCAAACTATCCCATCATTTCGATGCCAAGTGACAGTCACCCATTCCCATTCTTTCGGCATCTTTTCGGAAGGTTTCCACCATATTGTCATTCGGTCCTCGTGACTTTGGTGCCGATGATGCCTTTGAGGCTGATCTTGCGGCACTTGAAGCGGCGTGGGTGATGGTATCGGGCGGCATCGTGCTGGAGCGATTTTGAACTCCGACCGGGAGCGAAGAACGATTCGCCCACTTCGATGGTGCGCCACGGATACTTGGGCGGGCGTCCGCTGGGCTTGGGGTTCATTGCTGGTCGATCCTAAATGCGACTTCAAGGAAGTCGTTGCGGATTTCTGTGATCATCTTGATGCGTTGGAAGTGTGCTTGGTAGGCAAGTGCTCGCCTGGCGTTGGTGGAATAGTGGCGTCCGTTCGGATATGCGGCTTGCAGGGCATCGAGGAGGTCATCGAATGCCATATCCAGTGCGGCATTGTTTTCGGTGATTTCCTCGCGGTCTTCTTGTCGAAGATGATTTGGCACCTGGAGCGGAGTGACGATCATGGCTCACTCCGCCTTTTCGGCATTGATGACGGGGCACATGGAATAGGTGCCGTTTGGCTTGCAATATTCGGTGTCGTTCCAGAGGTAGATGCCGCGCTTTCCTTGACGGCCCCAGCGATCTTCGAGGGTGATCTGCTTGGCGGTGCGGGCGATGACGGTCCAAGAGTAAACCGTTTCGTAGTCGCAAGCGGAGCGTGTGCTGTAGGTCTTTCCGATTTGGAACTTGGTCATTGGTAGTTCTCCCTTAGAGTGCGTCGATGCCGTTGTGGCAATCCTGCCACATCTCCTCGTTATTCCAGATATTGAGGAACTCGGCGGCGGTGGTGGCTTTGGCTGCGATGGCTGCGGCTTCGGTGCGGCTGATGCAGAGTCCGGTGGCACGCTCGGAGACGTAGCCGCAGAAGCCGGTGCTTCCGATGTTGAATGCGGCGTAGGCGGTTTCGAGTACGGCTTGGTCGTTGGTCATTGGTTCCTCCTGTTGGGTTGGTGGGTGGGTGAGAGGCGCTAGGCCCCTCGGTTAGGCGGCGAGCCAGAATGATGCGATGAACCCCTCGTAGCGGCAGGACTCGGTGACGGAGTCGATTGTCTCCTGATTTTGCCCGTCGTGGACAATCATAACCGCATCGCTGCCGTCGATGTCGGCGCGGTATACGTGATAGCCAGTCTGATTGCTGGCGTTCGGGCGGCTCTGCTCCTCATAGGTGCGGCCCTCTCCGCCGATACTTTCGTCGAGAGCCTTGGCAAATTCCAGAGCGGTCCCTGCGAAGATTTTGCCGTTTAGGTCGGCGCTATCTCCCCAAATGTATCCAGAGTAATTGTCGATCAGAATATAGCGTGCCATGTGCGTCTCTCCCTTGTTGATGTCCCCTTATCCCATACCTTGCAGAAATATGCAAGCCCCATGTTGCAGAAAAGTGCAAGAAAGCGCCATCCCGATAAATGCTAATCCTAAGCCTTTGAAATTGCTAGGCTTTTAATTAACGGCCTATATAGCCGTGAGCATCAAAAACGCCAAAAAATAGCAGATTTGCTTGTGCTTTCAATGGCTTAGGCAAATCACGGCATTAAAGGCAATTAAATGATTTATGGGTGAAGGCGGAAGGGGAGACCCGGACGGGTGGCTGGTGGTAGGTGGTGGGGTGGTGGTACTGTAATATATATAAATAGTATAATTCTCTCTATATATATACAACACTAGCAACATCAAGCACTTGCACGATCCATTTAGGGGTGACGCCCTACCCTCGAATAAGGCCCCTTAAATAAGAAAAGGCCCCGGATCGCTCCGAGGCCCTGCCACTAGCACATGTCCCTAGGTCAATCTTCCGTGGCCTCCGGTGCCGGGATGAACCACGCCATGCGAGGCCTTCCCCGCTGTCCCTTGTTGGTGTGGCGGCATTGGATGCCGTAGTCGGCAACCAGCTTGTCCATCACCTGGCCCCGGTCTCGGAGCGTCAGGGCGTCGAACGCGGATATGCGGTTGCCCAGTTCTGCCTCGGTCAGCCCCTTGAGACCGGATGCCTTCAGCTTGGCAATGACTG